TCATAAACGTATTTCCTTGTTTGACAGAGGAGAGCCAAGCCAACCTTGTTAGGTAGGCTGAGCCAGATCGATGATCGTATCCTGGAACTGGGCGTTCGAAAGAGCGCCAATCAGATACAGGAGGACATCCTTTCGCGCAATGCGATCGGTTGCATCCGGAAGATCGAACTGTACGTTCGCGAGAGTCTTGTACGCTGCGACCGGGTTGGGCTGGACGCCCGTGCCGGAGGAAGGCGCTGTTACGGCCATCTTCGGATCCATGACCTTAATGGTCACTTTGTACACACCATTTGCGTTCTGTCGAACGCCCAACGACAGCTTCTTATAGCTGCTGATGGTGCCGCCGCTGCGATCGTGCCACTCATAGAGATTGGCATTGCGCGATGCGATGGCGAAGGTATGTGCAACAGGCGTGGCCTGTCCGTCGTTGATGTTGAAATTGGCAAACGTTGCCATAGTACACCTCAGGTGTTAAAGGTCTCTTGCGAGACGGTGGGATTATTCCCTTTGCCATGATTGGCGAGGATCACGCGAGGTCGCGTGAACCCATTGTAGCCGCTACCGGCCAAACCGCTGAAGTAGCAGTGATGCAGCGCTAATGAGGCGCTGGGCAGAAGATCCGCCAGCAATGTCGACGCCAGGGAAAACGGGAGTAGGCGAGATTGGTTTTCGGATGATCCACGTTTCCTTTGACATCAATATGCCATTTACGTACGCAGCTTCGAAATTATCCGAAACAACGCACGCGCGCACATTTTTCATACCCTGCAAAGCTGTCGATCCAGCCAAGTAGTCGCCGATTCCGAAGAACCAGTCGGCCACGAAGCTATACGGCAGCAGGTTCCATGCCAGATTACCGGGGTTCAGCAAGCCGAGCTCTTGTAGAGTTCGTCTTCGTTTATCCTCGATAGTTGCTGTTATGCGAACGCGGGGCGGTATTGCCGCGAGGTTAATGTTTCTTTTCCCCAAATAACCAGGAGACAAGTTCTTAGTAAACCCCATCGAGCCACCTCGTCCTTCAATCGGTTTCCCGACCGCACGAGAGATGACCTGGCCCACTTCCATCTTACGATGGTAGGCCTCAATACCCCCATAGACATCGCTGACGAGCGGCTTCCAACCGTACTGGTAGGAAAGCCATCCATTGGCGAGTCTCTGGTTAGGAGTTGCAGCTTTTAAGCTACGCATCTGAGCAGCACCTCGCCGACTTAACTCGGTACTAAGGGTGTCAGCTGCTGCTGCAAACTGGCCTCGTTTGATCTCACCGGCTGCCTGGGCTACTCTAAGCATGGCGGACGTAACCATTTTAACGGTTTGTCCACCTTCGAAGAGCGACTCAGCCAAGTCGATTGACCCGGATCCAAACTTCGCTAACGCGTTATTAATCTGACTAGCTTCCATTCCAGCTGATGCAGCTGGACGGCGAACGTAATCAGGGATCCACGATGAAAACACAAAGCCGACTGAACCTGATTTACCAGCACTAAGCGTGTCAGGGATTCCCTGATACGTGTTCGTGTTGTTCTCAAGTCTTCGTACGGTCATCAATGTGTCGACCAGCGGATTAGGCTTTCGGCCCCCGTCGGCGGACTGGACGTCAAGGTAATAGCCAGCAATGGTCTGAATGGATTGATTTCCAAACCGATCACGATTGACAATATCCTTTAGTCCGTAGTTTTGCTTACGGGTAGCCATCTAATCCTCTCTACGTTAATGTGCAAACGACCGTCACGGCGTTCCAGTAGTTTACAATTGAGCCTTTTGGGCCCTACTGGTTCACGCAACGGATTCGTCGCAGAGTTAACCTCACGGTTCTCTGCAACTACCCAACCTAGACTGACGTATAACTGGTGATAACCAGCAAACCGACAGCTTCGGCGGTAGAGGAACGATAGTAATATCGCACCACGGTCTTTCACAAGACCCAGGACGCCCTCGCGGGC